GTCCGCGCTAGGGTCAGCTGTATTATTATATGAATTATGATTTTCAGTGAGCTATTTATGTACAAACGACAAGCACACTGCTCATTGCACAAGTCGCCGCAATATTTACATGGCCGACGAAACCCCCCGTAAATACGGGTATCCTTAGGGAAGGATGTCTACGAGTGCAAAGCTGTTCATGTACGTATAAAAATATGCAAAATATGTAACATGCAGTAATCCATATACACAAGGCTATTTTAAACTTATACTACGAATAGCTCCGGAGTGGTTGAGTTTTACGTCATCCCAGGACGGGGGGTGGGAGAATGATTTTATTCATCCTCTTCAAACTCCCACTCATCTCCAACAGTACTAACGAAAGTAGCGTCGACATTTGCATCATCGTCCTCTGTTCCAATATACCGGTTCTTAAAATAAACTAACCGGTCTTCATAGGACTCATTTAACATCTTGCAATAATCTGTAAGGCCGCATTTGAAGGCAACCTCTTTCATTTGTTTACGACGCAATTCATACTTTTCACGTCCGTGTTGCCACCATTCACGGAGCGCACCGTCAATGTTGGAGATGGATTGTTCTTCGAGGGAAACCACCTTGGACTCAAGAACACAATGTAATGACTTAAAGATAGACTCTTCATCCAATGCTCCATGCATCATGCCAGTATCTTTATTATAAATGTTATGCCGTTTCAAAAAATCAGCATCAGAGTCATTCATGTATTTAGTCGGGGTAGATTTCTTATCAGGCATAGTAAAAACCATATCTCTTTCTTTTAAAAATCCAGCATAAGAAATATGATTAAACCAATCAAATCCCTCTCGAACAGAACCCTTTACATCATCCCCATATGTCATAATGGAGACTACTTCTCGAAAGGGTAGTGGTGTTATATTGGGCGGATGTAGATGGTAATAAGCACATCTAAGCATCAAGGAATTAGCTATACAGTTTATATAAACTGTTAAATTTTGTCCCGAAGGGTTAGATCCTTGATGTATGATGATATCGCCATTATATGCGACACAAGAATATGCGACTTCTGTTGAAATTCCTCGCATAATTTTGAGGTCGCGGCTATTATACCTTCCACATCGTGCTGCAATTTCTATCAATGCTGAGAAAGATGCATTGATTAATTGCGCAGGCATACGTAGATCATACTTGCTATAATCTCCAGCTAAAATACGATCTCTACCGAATTTACACATATGTTTGGCTAACTGGTCCCATTCGGGTCCTTGAGCATTAACTCCCACAGCACATTCTGAATCCAAAGGAAACAATGAAATAATGCGTGCAAGTGGGAGAAAATATTTTCTAACCAACATTTGTGTTGCCCAATCGGCAGCTTGGAAAACCCGAACTTTCTCCTTTACAAGTTCTGTGGGTTCATCCTTAACGCATGCCTTAAAGATGGAATAACAACGCTCGCCAGAAGCTAACTTATCTTCCATGATTTCCATTTCTTTAATAATCATGGGATCAGCTTTTGCCGGACATTGAAATTCCGGGTAATCCAATGGGTCCAATAATGTAATCATTTCTCGTTTAGGACCCGATAATGGAAAACCCTTAGAGGTGCCTTTTTTCATGGCATCGATGAATCTTTTTCCATCTTTACCACATAAAGTTTCCATCTCAGTCATAGGTGCTAACTCATAACGTGACCAGTTACAAAATTCTGGTTCATGTAGTTTATCAACTATATGTTCAACATAGTCTTTATGAGCTTTCACTAAGAGGGAGGCTTCAATTCCTGCACTAGGATTTGCTGAATGGGCTAGTGAAGCTTGCCACATTCTCGTGCGATGGAATTTTGGGGCACCATGTTCTCGCTTCACTCCTGTAACAAGTTCAACTACATCGGAAATAGGCGTGGTTCTCACCTTACTCTTTGTATGTGAACTTCTTCCATTACATTGGCCTATATATTCTATATGGCTTCCCAATGGGAGATAGTTTACAGGAGAATTTGGATGAATGTCTCGAGATAAAAGAACTTGCTTTTCATACCTCTCGGTTGGAAAATCTCCATTCACCGTAGAGGGAAAAGCACCCACCCAGTTAATGGTGGCAGTTTCGAGTGCATCCTCCAATTCTTTACGAGTTATAATCAATCCTTTACCCCGTGGGGTATCAGGTATACCTCGTAAATGGACACATGCTATACAATTGCGAGCATATTTAGCAATAGCTGTGCCCATACACAAACCAGTAAAAGTGTTATAAGGTAAATCATAAGTGTAACCTGGTCCTCCAGATTCAGAGTCCTTGGTGTACGCCAAACGTATAACACTTTCTTTAAGTTCACCACTCCTTTCTTTATATAGAAAAGTGGCTAAACCACTGGCTGTGATATGATCGGGAAATAAATGTTTAATATCAGCAAATATACCTCCTGATGCTATGGATACAATACACAAATCTT